TCAATTTAACTGTTATATAAAACCCTTCATTTTGTAGGTCATTACATGTTTTATATAGATTACTTATTAATGATTTGTTTTTTTTATCTTCATAAAAATTTATGTTTAAATTTAAATCAAATTCTTTATTATATAGAATGGTATCAATAACCCTTACTTTATTTAATAATTCAGAATCGTATTTTTTGTAAATGCCTGATAAAATATCGGAAAGATTGATTACACTGTCGGATGTCGTAACTCCTTTTACAATAAAAAAATTCCTGACGTTAATTACAGTTATCTGTGTTTTAGCGTCAGGAGTTACTTCATTGATTTTTTTCACAACTAAGTCAGCAAAAATATTACATAAATTCTTACCACTTAAAAAACTTGAAACTTCTATCATTTTTTATTTTTTAACATTTTATTTTAATTAATGTTATAAAAAATAAAAATATGACTAAATAGTAATTACTTTTTGTTGTAATATTTTTCTACAATTTTTTGAACGGCGTTTTGAATATTTTGACCGTTTTGTTGTTGTTGTGTTTGTTGTGTCTGAACAGGCTGTTGAGCTTGTTGACCATTATTTTTATTTTTGCAACCACATCCCATGACTAAAATTTTTTAGAGGTTTATTTTATATATAAATATTTATAAAGTATGTTTATTCATTTGTAAACATAAACTATTTATAAAATATGAGTTTAAATTCCTTAATTAAAAAAATAATCAAAGAAGAGACCGAAGAGTGGGTTGATGTTAGTCCTGAAGAGTATAAAGAACTTTTGGATTATGTTAATGGTGATGGTTCATTTATTAAAAGACTTCCTGACTATGTCGGTAAAAAAATTAGAATTAACGGTGAATTAGATCTTAGAGGGAATAAAAATGTGACAAATATAGATAGTGTTGATTTAGTACAGGGTGATTTAGATATCAGTTATACCAAAATTCCATTTTTTGATCAAAATAAAGTAAGAGGTAGATTTGATTATTACGGTTCTGAAATGCAAAGATTAGAAAAATTAAAAATCCATAAACAAAGACTTGCACATCAAGACGTATTAAGACAGGATGATGATTGGAATGTTGAAAATGATGACAAAGAATCAAATGAAACTGAAGCAATTTTTGAATACCTAAAAGAAAGTGGAAACGTAGAAGAAGGTGAAGATAAGTATTTTTTATTTAAAGAGAATTATAATCATTATGGTAATTCAAGTGTTTATTTGTGGTTAGGATCAAAAAACTTTGAAAGTGAATATGTTGTTTATGAAGGTGATAAAATATATGATGCGGCAAAAGAAAAATTAGAATCACTAATTGAAGAAGTTGGTTTTGACGCATTCAGAGAACACGTTTGGGAAAACCATATTGATGAAAGATACGTAAGAGACTACCTTTATGAAGATTATAGTGAATATATTAGAGAAAGCCCCGAAGATTGGAATATAAATAAAGAATTAACGGATCAACAAAAACAATATTTAGAAATACACCAAGCAAATATTGATAGATTAAATCAAAAACTTGAAGAAGGCGGATTAACTGATGAAGAACAAGAAGAAATTGAAAACGACATTTACGACTACGAACAATTAATGGAAGCCACCAAAGAAAATCCAGAAGGTGACTACAACGAACAAGAAATTGAAGATACTATTGAAAACATGGTTGATGATAATATGGACGAGATATTTAACATATTAAAAGGTAGAGGTTATTCTGATCAAGACCTTTTAGATTTTGTTGATGTTGAAGCAGCTATCGATTACGTAATTAGATCTGATGGGTATGGACACACTTTAAATAGTTATGACGGAACAGAAGACTCATATAACATCAACGGAGAGGAATATTATGTTATGAAGATATAACTAATCATTTACACTAACCAAAAAAACAACTATTTTTTACCTAAAACATTTTAATGAAAACTGACTGGTTATTTCAAGAACCCATTGATTTAGAACACAAACAATTAACCCTTTTAGGTTATTTACAAAAATTAGATAAAAACTTAAATAGTTTTAAACTATACCCGCAGTTTCAAGAAATATCATTACACCTTGCAAGTATTAACCTTTTAATTGAAAAAGGTCAAATACTAACTCTTAATAGAACATTAAAGGACCCTGATGATGAAATATTAATATCAGATTTAATACCGGTTGATTGTCCATTATTAACAAAAGAAGAGATACTTGATGTGTACCACATATGTAAATACTCATCAACAAAACTGACCGATTACTTCAATCACGCTAAAGCGATTTGGGATATTGTAAATGACACAGTTTCAATTGACCCTGTACAAAACCCAAAAAACATTGAACCAAAACAAGGTCTTTTCTTTTTAGATTATGGTAGTAAGACTTATCTATATGAGTTTATTATAAAACCAATTAAGAAAGGAAACTTAGAAACAAAATGTCACATAAAAAGAATATGTGAATGTCTAAAAGGAGATTTTGATGAAAAATTAAAAGAGGTAAAAAAACCACTAATTAAAAATTTACAGGACCCAAAGGTTCATAGTAAATTGATTGTTTTTACTATTAACCACAATAATAATTACCCACTCAAAGAAACATTAATTCCTATTGCTAAAAGGAAAATAATGAACTACATGATCCAATCAAAAATTATTAAACACAAAAATTTGACAAATAAAATTTAGTTTTATATTATTGAAATAAAAAAGTCATGGTAGTAAAACAAAGATCATTAAACGAGTTAAGACAGGAGAAAGAGTTTGGGTATAAACACCCATCAGTTCAAAAGAAAAAAATTAATGTTGACCCACAACATATAATCAATTTGGTTAAAGAAAACCCAAATGATATGGAGCTTGGAAAAAAAGTGAGAGGTTATTTAATCCAATTGGGAATTTATGAGTAGTGAACAAGTAAATCACCCCCAACATTATGGTGGAGAAGATAACCTCTATGAGGCAATCAAAGTGATTGATGCTTGGGATCTTGGATTCAGTTTAGGAAATACCGTAAAGTATATTTCAAGAGCCGGAAAGAAAAACAAAGAAAAAGAGTTGGAGGACCTAAAAAAGGCGTTGTGGTATTTACAACATCATATAGATACATTAGAGAAAAAATGAAATATTTTTATTTTTTGTTAATATTGTTATTAACATCTTGCATTGAAATTATTGATGATTTAAAAATAAACGCAGACGGATCAGGAACATTCAAATACACCGTTAATCTTAGTGCCAGTAAAACTAAAGTAACACCAATACTAGCATTGGATAGTTTATACGGAGAAAAAGTACCAAAACTTAATGATATTAAAGAAAAAGTAAAATCATTTAAAGAAAACTTAAAAGAACAAGAAGGTATAAGTAATGTCATTATAACTGAAGATTATATTAACTACATTGTAAAACTCCAATGTGATTTTAAAAGTGTTGAACACTTAGAGTCGGCATTAAAAAACTCAGTAAAAAAACTATACCAAAATGATGGGTATAATTACGATTGGTTAAGCTTCAAAAATAAAACATTAGTTAGAAAAACTCCGGTTTTAAATTTAGATGAAATAAGAAAATTCGGAGAAAGGGACATTGATAAATTAAAAACTGGTACCTATACTTCAATAACAAGGTTTTCAACTAAAATTGATACATTTGAAAATAAAAACTCAATAAAATCTAAAAGTGGTATGTCCTTAATGAGAAAGGTTAGTCCTGATATGTTATTAATAAATCAAAACCTTTTGGATAATAAAATTATATTAGAGAAATGATAGAAACAGGTAAGATTATAAATGGGGATTGTGTTGAGGTAATGAAAACATTACCTGAAGGTTGTATTGACCTAATAGTAACCTCACCACCATACGGAGTAGGGATCGCTTATGACACTCACGATGATGATGTGGAGTTTAATGATTATTTAGTATTTGCAAGGAATTGGTTAACTGAGGCGTATAATGTATTAAAAGATGATGGACGAATTGCGTTGAATATCCCATATGAAATTAACAGGCAAAAAAAGGGTGGTCGTATATTTTTTGTTTCTGAAATGTACCAAATAATGAAAGAAATTGGTTTTGGGTTTTTTGGAATTGTTGATTTAGAAGAACAATCACCACATAGAAGTAAGACCACAGCATGGGGATCGTGGATGAGCCCATCATCACCTTACATCTACAACCCAAAGGAATGTGTGATATTAGCTTACAAAAAATTCCACATTAAAAAGGTTAAAGGAGAACCGCAATGGAAAGGAGTTCCGACAGACATAGAACAAGAAGACGGGACATTTAAGAAAAAAGTGGTGTATGAGGAAACGGATAAGAAAGAGTTTATGGAGCTTGTGTTTGGTCAGTGGAATTACTTTGCGGATACTAAATCACTCACCAAGGCAACATTTTCAATGGACATCCCAACCAAGGCGATTAAGATATTATCCTACAAGAACGATATAATATTGGACCCATTTGCTGGTAGTGGCACTAGTTTAGTTGCGGCGGAAGTTTTAGGACGAAGGTGGTTAGGTATTGAATTATCACCAAACTATACTGAAATTGCAAAAACGAGAGTAGAATACTTCCAAAAGTTAGAAGAGATAAAAGAAAACGAACAGTAATGTTGGTTTTTTTGTTTCCCCCTTATATTTATAATTAAATTAATATTATGAAAAATAGATTAACGGAAAGAGATTTATCACGTATTGTTAGACGTGTGATTAAAGAAAATGAGGAAGAGGGTAACGATACCCGTTATAGTAGACATAAAGATTCGATACCTGATTTTGTACCATCTAGTGATGATGACATGAGTCCTATGGGAAAAACATATGGTGAAATAAGAAGACAGGCACCTAAAGTGAATGCAGAACTTGTGAGATCTGGACAAGGTAGTGAATCTGATGCAGCATTTTTAAATGAATTAATGATGTTAGTTGGTAAATATAATATTGTAGGATTTGAAAATTTAGTACAAAAAGTTAAAGATTTAACATCTCAGGGATTTAGTTTTAATTTTAGTACCTACCGTAATTAATATTTATTTAAACTTAAAAAACCAAAAAGAGAGAGAGAATATTATTTTACTCGGCATTAGGTCGAATATTTTAAAAAACTACAAGAAGTATCTGAAGAAGACCAACAGTAATGTTGGTTTTTTTGTTTTGTTTCATATTTATTTAGTATGAAAAGACTAATTAAAGAATCGGGTATTAGAGACATCAATAATATCGCAAAAAGATACAAAAAGGCAAAAATTTACTTTCACCAAGATTTAGATGGTGTTACTACAGCACTGGCCATGAAAGACTACCTTGAACAGCATGGTATTCAGGTTGTAGATGCTGAGGTAATACAATACGGAGCTAAAGAATTTGCAATTAAAAAACCTGAAGGGGAGGGTGATGTGATGCCGGTTTTAGTTGATTTTGCACACGGGAAACCAATGTTTGTGATACATACAGACCACCACGATTCACAAGCGGGGGTAGAAAGTAATACCGCAACAAGTTTTAGACACTCAAGATCAAATGTAGAAACAATATCTCAAATATTATCACCTAAAGAAATATTCACGGCAGACGATATATTATTAATTTCTACAGTTGATTCAGCAAATTTTGTTGCAAACAGTATAACACCTGAAATGGTTATGAACTACCTTTTTAAATACGACAAAAACGAAACATTAAAAAGAAATAAAATGTTAATGGGACTTGTCGTTAACAAACTACTTTTAGCATATAAAGGTAAACCTAATTTTTTGGAAGATATTGTTTTAAACGCAAAACCATCTCTTTTAAGTATTTTGAATTTCATAAAAAAAGTGGCATTAGAAAAAGGGTATGCGAGCCCCGAAGTGATGACAAAAAATACTGAAGATTATGTCCAAAGTAGAAAAGATTCAGGTGTTGAAGTAACGGGTAATATTTTATCACAATATGGTTTTGGATCAGCAACCAAACCAGGATCATATGATAGATACACACCATTTAGAAATAATCCTGATGCTGATTTCCTTGTTACAGGGATGCCCTTTGGTACCGTTCAAGCATCATGTAACCCATTCAAAGAAAGTAGAGCACTTAAAGGTATAAATTTAGGTGAGATAAAAGATCAAGTTTTATTAGACTTCAAACCAGAATTGGAGAAACAAATTCTACCATTTAGAACAATCAAAAGAATTGCAGAAAAAGAGGCAACAAAAGAATCTGTAGGGTTTACTTCAAAAGACATGATGGCACTTTATGGTTCAATGCCTTCTTACGATCCAAACACACAATCAATTAATGGATATGATTTTTTGGTTGCGAATTCAGGAGGACACAAATGTATCACAAACATTTCAGGAATTAATTTCATGTATAGTGGTTACGACAAACCATATATCAAAGATTTACCAAAAGAAGCAATACCGATTGCTTTTTATGAGGGTCAAAATACGTTTATAAAAGATATAAAACAAAAACTTTTAAGATTTAGAAAGTTGTCTGAAAAACAAATCCAAGCAGCCATTAGTGGAATGAAAAGGGAAGGTATTAATACAGACTCTTTAATAAATCAAAAACAAGAAAGAGGGTATTTAGATTTAGTAAAAGAAATAAAAGATCGTTTTGTTGATATTTTAAATGAAATAATGTCAAGCGAAAATATTAATGAAAATTTTACAAAAAAAGATGTTAAATCATTACTAAAAAATCACATAACAGGACAAAAAAAATTAACAAACAGTGATTGGGGATATATAAGTGAAAATCTAAATTGTATTAATGATAATAGAGGTCAGTGGGACCATCCAGGAAAATGTACAATCATAAATAGTCGTAATATAACTATGGAAAATGTAAAATTTCCTTTAGTTGGTATAGACGAAACAGGACATATAAAACTTATGTTACCTGAAAATGTATATAAATTTCCTGGTAAAAAAGTTTTAGAGATACCATTAAAGGGTAAATACAAAAATTTAGGTATTGAATTATTGAAAAATTTGTCCATATATTAATTTAATGAATGATTATTTTTTTGAAAAAAAAGGAAATGTAACAGAATGGCCTGGAGTTGAATTATCTATTAAAAAAAAGGAAACAAACGAACAAATTGGAAAAATATTTCTTTTGGACATAGACTCAATGTATGAGTATGATAAAAAAATAGAAATTATATTAGATAATATTGATGATTATAGTTCATATAATTTTTTAAAAGAAACTATCACCGTTTTTTTACATAATTTAAAAATAGAAGAAAATTGTAGAAACAAAGGTTACGGAACAATACTTAGAAAAGAAGTTGAAAATGTTGCAAAACTTTACAATTACCAATACCTATCCTCAATAACTAATATAAAAAATGACTATTCACAAAAAATTAATAGAAAATTAGGTTATAAAGTATTACATAGGTTTTATGATCACGATTTTTTTTTCAAAAAAATTTAACTTTTGATTAACAATGATATATTTATAAAATACCTCTGACAAAATTCATATTTTTTTAAGAAAAACAATTGACAGTTTAGAATAAATGTTTTAAATTTGTAAAACAATTAGGAAACGTCCTAATGATAATTTGAAAAATTGAAAAAAATGAGTGAAGATCAACAAATTGTAAACGAAATTTACGCTTACATTAACGACAAAGGTCAGAGAGTTTTTACCCCTAATTATCAGTTCGCTGAAATTATGGCAAATAAATATGGAACCAATAAGGTGTACGTAGAAAAAAACTAAAAAAAGTCCACAAGGTACTTGTCTAATTGAAAAAAAAGACTTAACTTTGTAA